TGTAGGGCTTCCAATGATTCAACGCTTAAATTTTGGGCTTTGGAAAATCCGCAGGGGTATTTAAGACAGTTTTTAGGCAGACCGCCTTTCAGCTTTTCCCCGGAAGAATACGGGGAAAATTACACAAAGAAAACTGATCTATGGGGGTATTTCAATATACCAAAGAAACGCCCGTATAAATTAACCCCTGATGAACAGTTGCTTTCATGCCGAAATAACAGGGTTCTTCCTGAATTACCTGATGATTACATTATGCCGGAAGGATGGAACAGGCAAGCGGCAAGAAGAAGTATGACAAGTAGCAAGTTTGCAGAAGCCTTTTATAAAGCGAATAAGTGAAAGGGGTATATATGAACGGCAATAGAAACAACCCATATTACAATAGTGAAGGTTATCCCGATCCTACGGCATACGCCGGAACAAAGGAAATCATAAGGGAAGAAACCGAAACTGAAAGAAAAGCCTTTGAATTGATTAAGGTTTTGAAGTTCGTTATTCGTTCATGCGGTTTTGAACTGATTGAACGAATTAAAATCAAAGATACGAAAACAGGAAGGGAGTTCCGATAATGGAAGATAGATGCCTTATTTGCGGTGATGTTATCCCGGAAGGAAGAATGATTTGCCCGCATTGTGAAGCTGAACCGAATGGCAAGTTTACCGAACTTGAAAGAATTGAACAGTTTTCAAAACTGATGAACAAATACATACCGGAAGATTTAACCTATTGGCTGATAGATAAGGGATTCTTCAAAGCCCCTGCTTCTATCCACCATCACGGGGCTTACACCGGGGCGTTGTTCGATCATTCTTTTGCAGTAACCAAAGCCCTTCTTTCCCTGACGGAACGCCTTGAATTGAAGTGGCAGCTTGAACGCAGCCCTTTCATTGTCGGTATGTTTCACGATCTTTGCAAGATTGATAATTACACCCGTTCCGATAATGAAGCGTGGGAATATAACAATGCTGCATTACTTCCGGGGCATGGTGAAAAGTCGGTGATTCTGTTACAACAGCACATTCAGCTTACAGATGAAGAAATGCTTTGTATCAGGTGGCACATGGGAGCGTTTGACGATAAAGAGAATTGGAACAGCTACGGGCGTTCTGTTACCAATTACCCGAATGTGCTTTATACACATACAGCAGATATGATTGCAGCCCGTGTTTTAGGGGTGTAAATATGTATGTACTGAAAATTGATAAAGAAAAATTTTACCCGAAAATGCCAATAGAAAGGATGGTTCAGAAGATGGGAAAAGTATTTGATGGAATTATTGGTTTGGTTGTTGCTGATGCCGTTGGTGTTCCGGTTGAATTCAGGGATCGTGATACCTATGAAGTAACCGAAATGAGAGGTTACGGAACTTATAATCAGCCGCCCGGTACATGGTCGGATGATAGTTCAATGACGCTTGCAACCGTTGAAAGTATCGGACGATTGGGAAAGATTGATCCGGTTGATATTATGGATAATTTTGTTATGTGGCTTGAACACGCTGCATTTACCCCGCACAATGAAGTATTTGATGTTGGGGGTGCTACAAGAAGGGCAATCACCCGTTATGATAACGGTACACCTATCTTCCATTGCGGCGGTAAAAGCCGAATGGATAACGGCAACGGTGCGTTGATGCGTATTCTTCCGGTAGCAATGGCAGCGAAAGCGGAAAAGCCTGATAAGAAAATCCTTACCGTGAAATGTATTGCCGGACTTACCCACGATCACCCAATTTCACACATTGCTTGCTTCATCTATTCCTTCATGGTTGAAAACCTGATGAACGGTATTGATAAGCGTGAAGCTCTTTCCAATGCTATTCAGGTTGTAGGGAAATTATACAACTGTTCGGAAGCATGGCAAGAATACCGCTTCCTTCCTGAAATCGGTAAGTATGACCGTGATGAAATCAAAAGTTCCGGTTATGTGGTTGACACGCTGGAAGCTGCAATTTGGTGTTTGCTGAATTCAAGCAGCTACAAAGATTGTGTTTTGCTTGCCGTGAATTTGGGCGGTGATACAGATACCGTTGCAGCAGTTGCGGGCGGGCTTGCCGGAATTCTTTACGGTTGCGGTGGTGCATACGGTGTACCTGATGAATGGATTGCACAGGTTGCCCGTAAGGATTGGATAAAAGGATTGTGTGATGAATTTGAAAATAAACTTTCAAAATAACACACGGTTCAAGTTGCGGTTCAAGATTGGTTCAAGTTGTAGTTGTTGAAACTTGAACCGCTTGAAACCCTGATAAATCAAGGGTTTTCAGGGTATCGGTTCAAGTAGTTCAAGTTGCTTTTGATTTCTAAATAAAATAGAAAATCAACAATGCAAAATTACAATGTTTTTCCTAAAAAATAATATAAGAAAAACAAGTTGTTGAACTTGAACCCCCTGAACCGTAAGAAATCAAAAAGCCCTTGAAAAATCGGGATTTGAAGCGGTTCAAGTTCCCGGTTCAAGATTAGGAAAGGAAGTTGTACCCATGAAAGCAAAAGAATATTTGCAGCAGTTGAAGCGTTTAGATACGCTTATCAATCAAAAGATACAGGAATTAGGCGAATTACGGGCTATGTCAACGGTAGGTTCTGTTGATTACTCAAAGGAAAGAGTGCAAAGCAGCCCTTCACAGGATGCACCTTTTGTAAGGGTGATTCATAAAATCATAGAACTTGAAGAAGAAATCAATGCTGAAATTGATAAGTTCGTTGATGAAAAGCACCTGATTATAAATCAGATTCAGGCGTTGAATGATCCGAAACACATTGAATTGCTGTATAAACGATATGTTGAATTCAAAAGGCTTGAAGCCGTTGCAGTTGAAATGAACTACACATATCAGTACATAGTTGAATTGCACGGTTACGCATTGAAGGAATTTCAAAGCACCCATGAAAACCTATTGAATTCCAATGAACAAAAGTGATATAATAGTATCGTGAAAAATCACCCAAAGGAACGCAAGTTCCAAAGGGTGATTTTTCAATTTCCCCCGGAAGGATGCTCATAGCCGGAATTTTCGCCCGGTGAACTCCTGCCTTCCGGGGGAAATCTTTTTGAAAGGATGAAATTTACAAGAAAGGAAGTGAACTTTCAATATGGCGAAAGGTAAATATGAACAATGGCTGACAGAAGAAGGTTTACTTCAACTTGAAGCATGGGCAAGAAACGGTTTAACGGATGAACAGATTGCCGCTAATATCGGTATCAGCAGAAGCACCCTGAACGAATGGAAAAATAGATTTTCGGACATTTCGGACACCCTAAAAAGGGGAAAGGAAATTGTTGATATTCAGGTTGAAAATGCTTTGCTAAAAAGGGCGTTAGGCTATACCTACAAGGAAACCACCCGTGAAGCACAGTTCAACCCGCAAACTGAACAATATGAAATGGTTGTAACAAAAGAGGTTACAAAAGAGGTTGTACCCGATACCACAGCACAAATTTTTTGGTTGAAGAACCGCAAGCCGGAAGAATGGCGTGATAAAAAGGATGTTGAACATAGTGGATCGGTAAACAATCCGTTTGCTGCATTATCAACCGAACAGCTTTTGAAGTTGGCGGGTGATGATGAATGACAGAAAAGCAGCTAATTCAGATGGGGGCAAAATGTGAACTTGCAAGGCGTTCATTCTTCCATTATTGCAAGCTGAAAGCCCCTTCTTTTTATAAAAACAACCGTGAATTCCTTGTGAACTTTTGCGGTGAACTTCAATCCTTCTATGAAGGTGATGATGAAGTATTAGTTGTGAATATGCCGCCCCGACACGGTAAGAGCCGAACAGCCGGGTTATTCGTTGAATGGGTATTAGGTCAGAACCAAAATGAAAAGGTTATGACCGGATCATACAACGAAATTCTTTCAACAAGTTTTTCAAAGACGGTCAGAAATGACATTTTGGAAGAAAAGGCTGATGAAAACAAAATCATATATTCTGACATTTTCCCCGGTGTAACGATCAAGCGGGGTGATGGTGCTATGAATATGTGGAGTTTGGAAGGCGGGTATAACAATTATCTTGCAACTTCCCCTTCCGGTACTGCTACGGGTTTTGGTTGTTCGCTGATGATTATTGACGATTTAATAAAAAATGCAGCGGAAGCCTATAATGAAGAAACCCTTGAAAAACAATGGGATTGGTTCACAAATACAATGCTTTCCCGTTTGGAAGAAGGCGGCAAGATCATAATCATTATGACACGCTGGGCAACGGGTGATTTGGCTGGTAGGGCGTTAGAGCATTACACCAAAGAGGGGGCAAAAATCAGGCATATCAGCCTAAAAGCCTTACAGGATGATGGAACAATGCTTTGTTCTGAAATCCTTTCCCTGAAATCCTACAATGCCAAAGTGAAAGCTATGGGTTTGGATATTGCTTCCGCAAACTATCAGCAAGAACCCATTGATATTAAAGGCAGACTTTACACGAAATTCAAAACCTATACTAAACTTCCTATGGATGAAAACGGCAACCTTCTGTT